CTCTAAAGTCCCGTCTAAATGCTGATTTATGTGAAAACCGCACCATAGAAAGCCCATAGTGCGGTTCTGAATGATGGTTTATATAAGAACGGCCTCATAGAACAAGTCCATGAGGCCATGAAGATGGTAAAGGCTATGCGCTTCGCTTGTACGGTGGAATATCCAATGTGGCTTCCAGCCCGTCGTTGACATGCTCCGCGTCCCTCAACGAGAGGCGTCCGAACCATCGCAACAGTTCGCTCTTGTTGAAATAGAAGCGTTGCGAACAGCGCACGAGCGACGGCTTCGCCAGTCCCTCGGCTTTCCAGTCAAGCAGTGGAACGTCGCCGGCCTCATCCCAATCGGTGTTGCCGGTTATCTTCGCCACGATACCCGACACCAGATCGCCGTCAACCTCGGTGATAACCACCGGGCGCGGCTTGCCGATACCGGGATGGTCGGGAAACTCGACCCACATCAGCCACACGTCATACAGGCGCGGTTCACTTGGCGTACTGGTCATAGACGCTATCCTCCGAATCATCCCAATCGGCGGGCAGTATCACATGGCCCTTCTCCGAACGCTCGAACATGTATGCATTGTGAACAGGCGGCACCGGATAACCGTCCGGCGTGTGTCGCGTCGGCTTGAACGGCAATCCGTTGTCCACCAGAGACTGGCGTAGGAACATGTTCACGGCGGTGCTCAGGCTCATGCCCATGGAATCGTAGAGCGCGGCGGCGCGCGCCTTGACGTCATCATCGACATTGGCTACCAGCTTACCCATAACAACCTCCTTAATGGTTAACAGATGATATCAATCATATACCATATTGGGTTAGGAATGAGATATGAGTTTTCACCAGTAGATTCTGATTTCAGCGTCACTGCCAACCCAATTGTCAGGCAAAGCGGGGAACACTTCGCGCCACTCGGGTGTGAGACCATCCCGAAACTCGTCGTAATCATCCAACGAGAAATAGTCGCATTCATCGTAGCCATCGTCATGGCTGACACCTGATTCCAGCGCGTCCAGCATGTCAACCATATCCGAAGTGGCATTCGGATACAGCCACGTATGCACGGTATCCTCATGTCTCCAGCCTTTCAGCGGCGTCGAATTGCCATAAACGGTGAGCTTGATTGAAGCGCTCATAATAATCTCCTAAAGAAATATTGATTTGGCTTGTAGCAAAAAATGGGTTGCCGCCCAGCGGAAGTGAGGAAAAAGCTGGACGGCAAGAACTTAGAACAGCGGCAAAGCAAACCGCTTATCGGGCAAATCGGTGGCGTTCAACGCCGCCAGAATCAGATCGGACGTATGCAGTGGAATGTTGGCACGCACGGCCGCGATATTCTCGGCAGTGTAGGCGCAACCGGACGATTCCAGCACCTCACGAATCTTCGCCGTGGATATCCTGACTTCCATCACAGTACTCCCAGCAAATCATCGATAAGCATGACGATAGCCGTCTGATAACGCTGATACGTGGTGGAATAACCGCAGTCATAGATCTCACGCGCTCTCTTATCCAGCACGTCCAACGACAAACCGGAATCAGCAATCAAACGCTCCATCTCATCATTGTCAGGCGGCGTACTGGGCATACAGCCGACACCCTCTAGGGTATCGATCGCACGCCTACGTAAGTCATCCGTGAAACCATGCTGACCGTCGAACACGGCGGATAGCTCATCTTCGTTGTCATCAGCCATTTCCCACGCCGACTTCAACAACAGTCGCGTGGCCTTGTCTCTCAGCTCGCTCATGTCACGCCGCCTTAGCCCACAGGTCACGGGCAACGGCCACGTAATCGGCCACCGCCTGTTCTAACTGCTTGTCACTGCCACGCTCATACCTTGCACGGTAGGCGACTACGCATTTGCCGTTGGCCGAAGCGATGTACGCCACCTTTTTACCCTTGCTGGTACGGAACGCCTTGATATGGCCCAAACCTTGCAGTTCCGGGCATTCCTTAGCCATCATCAGGTCAGGCAGAGTCGCGTAGGACACGGCAAACGTGTTGACCTTGGGCGGGACTTCAGCAATCTCTTGAGTAATCGGCGCCGGCTCATCATCAAGAAACTCATCCTCACCAGCCCACTTGCTCTCATCTTCAGGTACAGGCACCGGCCAGTGAACGCCGCTCAGGAACCGTTCACCATCATTGCGCCAATTCATATCAACCAGCGGATCAGCCTTAATGGCGGCCACACGTTTCGCGTCCATACCGGTAGGCACCGGCACCCGAACGATTCCACATCGTTCCGAGTCAGGCACCAGCAACCAGCCATGCTCAAGGTCAACCGAACTTGACTTCATACCGTTCAGAAAATCCTCATACTGGACTCCCTTGGCCTGAACGTTCCACGCGGTACCCTCGGACGTTTGGGACAACGACCAGACTCGTTTCACACTAGCGTTAACATACCGAACATCATATTTCGAGCCATCCTTGCGCAACCGCACCCACATGCCGCTCACGGCATTCACGTTACGCGACGGGTCATTGGTCAGCTTCTTCATTTTGGTTTACCTCACTTGTAAAGATTCGATTTTGATTGATTTTCTGGAATGAGTAGGCGGCTAGAAGACTCTCAGCATTCACCCTCTTCGGTGGCTTCGGTGTAGAAAACGTCGTCCATTTGGTCATTGTTGAAACGCTCATTGATGTAATCGGAAATTGCCTTACCGGTATCGTCTTCGTTAATTAGCTGACTAATGCGGGTATGGCTCACACCGTTACCGTCCAAAATGTAAGCGTCTTGCGCCCAACCATCTTCATGCTCGAAAGCCTTGTTATATTCGGTTTCCGTCACATATCCCCAGTCGCCAAGGCGATAGATGCCCTCATAGGGTTGGAAACCGTCATAGCGCGTCAATGGCGATAGTTTTTCGTCAACACGTTCCACCATGTCGGCAACATCTTTAACGGTAATGGACATTTTGAATCTCCCTTAAACAAGAGGGGCACGGCCACAACGCCATGCCCCACAACGATTTATTAACGATGGACTCGCACCATGTAGCCCCTACCCCACGGGACTAGCTCCACGGGATAACCTTTGGCCTCATAATGCGATTGAGTGGCAACAGCCACGGGAAACGACTTGCAACGGTAATGGTCAATCATGGTCGATCACTCACCCATATACGCAACTGGGTTAAGTTGCATGTCGATACGCCGCCATGCCCTGACCAATTCGGCGGTAGGCGCGTACCGTTCGACAGCCGACCGGCTACCGTCGTACCGTGCGGCCATATCATTATCAAAACCGATAACAGTATCGGCCATGATATGACGCGCCTCTTTCGCCGTAATGGCCTCACGATGCCAATTGCCATCAAACACGTCGTCGGCAACCCAAGCGTCACGCTCAGCCCTCGAATCAAACACCCTGAGACTCCCAGGCCATGACCCATCATCCCATGTCGCGCCGATACCATAAGCCCAGCGGAAAGCGTAGAAGTAGCGTGCCATCATGCCACCTCGCCATCGAAGTGACGTTCGGCGGCTACCGCGTACAGCACGTCATGCATGGTGTCGGTACTGTAGCCATTGATATTGGTGACAACTTGCAAAGTCTGCTCGGACACACCGTAATCATCTTTCAGCGCGTCCCACATTTCCTCAATAGACATTGTTGAATCTCCCTTGAATTGATGAAGCGCGGAGACAGCCGCGCGACTGATTGAATCTGATTGAAAGTTAGTAGCGTTCGCCGATTAGCACGCCGTCTTGGTAGATGTACAGGCCGGTACCGCGTCCGTTGCCCATTCGAGCACTATCCCAGTAGCAGAGTCCAGCTTGACCCGAGCCGTCTTCGTTCTCACATTGCGGGATGTTCGCGGTATCACTACCGCAAGCGGACAGGGTGAAAAGTGTGATTAACGCGGCTGAAGCCGCCAGAATTTTACGCATGGTTCCTCACTTCCATGTGAGGCGTGCTAAGATAGCACAGCCTCGATTTGATTGATTGGTTAGAGAACTTTCAACTTAAGGCACGCGGCTAGGTAGTTGGCGCTACTTAGCCGCATTCTTTTAACGCATCAGGTCGCTCGGTTGGCAGTTGAGTGCACTGGATATCTTCAAAGCGTTTTCAAGAGTCATGTTCCGAACGTCTCGCCGCCCGGTCTCATAACTGCTGATGATTGTTCGCGCTATTCCAGTGCGCTTGGCTAGCTCAACTTGTGTTAAGTCGGCTTGTTTGCGCAGTTCCTTAAGTCCCATAGGCTTACCCGCTTTCTCTAGTAGTAGGTAAACCAATTATGACAGCAAAATGTATCATTTGCATGTAGGGAAACACTGTTAAGTTCTCAAACTTGCTTTTGTCTTGCCCGATTGGGCTTGATAATTGATAGCATAACGTATCATTTTGGTTTAAACAAATCGGCGTGTCGGAAAACCAGCACGCCGAACAGCTCACACTGACGCGAACTCACGCACCAGCGCGTGCCGCATGATGTCATCAGCGGACACGCCACGACGTTTAGCGACGGCATCCAACATGGCCGACATGTCAGCGCTTAACGAAAACGTCCGACTGACAGCATCCGCCTGAGCGACAGGAACGACAGGCCCGGAATACACCGCACCCGGCCTTCCGCCGAACTCGCCGTTATCCGCATCGTCGGCCCACTTGTCCAACATGTCATCAGTGACCACACGGCCACCCTTCGCAACAAAAGACATGACACTTCCTCCTTTACAAAAGTTTCAGTTCCCGCAGCACCTTCGGCGTCGCACGCATGGCATGGAACACATGCCAACGATCCGACTCATCTAGTACCGCCACCATTTCCAGCAAACGCCCGTACTCGTCGTATCCAACCGCCACATAACGCAACGGGTCGGTATCCTCACGCGCCATAAACCGCACGACGTTCGACCATGCCACGCGCACCGAATCAGCGGACACGTCGGGATGTCGAGTCTGGATACGCGGGTCAACGACGATATCGCCAACCGGCACGGCTCACCACCTTTCAATATAACAGGTTCCAGCGTATCCCGTCCACCTTGGGACACGCTATGAGTGCCTAGACTATGGGATAAACCCAGTGAGCTAGGCCGACTGTGTACAAGGCCCACAGTCAGGCGAAGAATTGATTAGGGCACACACCTAACAACTAATCGTTAGTGTTTTCTTTTGGCTTATCAGCCTCTAACAGTTTGCGAGGATTACTCACGCGCAAAGCGTCACAAATTTTCAGCGCAACGCCAAGTGACATGCCCTCAATCGGACGCCGCCCATTCTCGTAATCAGCGATACGCCCATAGCCAACTCCGTCGATTTTATCGGCTAGTTGACGTTGGGTATATCCTCGCTTCTGCCTTAGCTCCCTTAGACTCATAACCCACCTCACTTATGATCGGTGGGCCCAATTATACAATTCCAGACGCTCGGTTTAGCCGTCGCAAGAAGATATCGAGATATCTCCATGTCTGCCACCATAAGTGGCAACGTCCATAGCGGGGACAATTCCATGCCGGATACCCGCTCTCTTATCCTCACTAGCCCGGTAGGCTAGACGCCGGTAGACGCAACTCATTTATGCAACCTTGTTTGACGTACTCTCACTACGCAGATTACAACCGACTTTCGGCAACACTTTTTAGTTATCAATGAGCATGTCCGCCTGATTACCCGCCGCTCACTATGAGTTTTGGATAGAGGGGACTAAGTGCGCGACTAGGGACTTGCACCCTAGCGTTAGCCACTATGGCCGCGCTGATTACTTGTTGAGGTCATTCCACACGTTGTCAAACTTGCGGTAGAGCTCGGCGGGGTATTCCTCGTTGTCGTCCATCTCGATACCGAGGGACATGGCCGTGAGGTCAAGCACGTTGTCATAGGTGCAGGGCTTACATACCGTGGCCAGGTCTACCGCCGCTCTAAAGGCTTTGGCTTTAATCTCCGTGGTGTTCATCTCGGGGTTCCTTTCTTGGTGTTCCGTGGTTGATAGCTATCACTATACATGCACCCCATACGGAGTGCAAGTCGGTATCGCAAACCACCACTAAAACCATTGCAACCACTAGCATTCCTCGGCGTGTCGAAACCACCATAACCACCACAAAAACCGTCAAACCACAGAGCCCACGCCACTACTCCCATACCCGTATAGTTGCACATACAACAGTTGCACCATGCAACAATCACCAAACATGAGCCAACATCACTCAACCTCATGCCGCCGCCGCTCACAGTCCCATAACCACGCATGTATGCGCACGCGCCCATACGCACACGCCTACGCGCGTACACGCGCGGATACGCGCACGCACACGTATGCGCACACGCACACACACGCCCACACGCACGCATGTACGCACGCATGTACGCACGCATACGCGCACGCCCACACGCGCGTACACGCGCATACCACCACTAACCAGACACGCCGACACTGGCACACATACCCCCCCCCATAGGGAGGGTACCCACGGGAAAGCCCCGGGGCCGCTGCGACTCTAGCTCTGACGCTGGATGCGATTGGGGGCTATTGTGGAAAAACCGTTCGTTTCTGTGATGAGTGATGTTCTTTCACATTTTCTTCACTGCAACGCTTGCCGCAACGCTTGTTATGAGTAAACTGTCGTGTAGATAGATTGTCGGGGAATGGAGCGAAGCTCAGATTCCTGACAAGGCGAGGCCCCGCAGTCGCGGGGTTTTCTTGTATCTGTGTGAGATATCTCAATTGGTAGAGGACGCCGGCTCAAACCCGGTGTGTTGTGGGTTCGATTCCCTCTCTCACGACTAGGCCACGCCCTTTTTGAAAACCAAACCGTCAAAAAACAATTTACGAGGATTCATACAGGTTGAGTTCTTCGGAGTTCCGTTTTTGCATGGGTGTTGTTTTCTTGGACCGGGGGCGTGGCCGGGGATGATTGGCAGAGTAGACGAATGCGGCGGCTTGCTAGGCCGTAAACCGTAAAAGGTTCGCAAGTGCAAATCTTGCATCATCCGCAGGATGGTCAGTAAGGCCGGTCAAGGTCGTGACTGTCGGTTGGGGTTTGACCGCCCGTGAACCGGCGTCGTGCAGAATCTCCGCACGGCATTGTGCTGATTCCCCGCTTCGCGTGGGTTGACGTCGGCTGAGGAGTGCCCCTTCCTCACCGGGGGGGCGGGAGTCTGGGATGGCTTCCACGGTGTCGAGCACGTGGAGTGCGCGCGGTCTGTAACACCGCTGCTTTTGGCGATGGGAGTTCGATTCTCCCCGGCACCACAACGCCTGCAAGAAGAGGCGATTTATAGGCGGTGACGGCTTCTTGGGTCATCGTCGGATGTCGGCGGCGGCTTCATGCCATGCCGTGCGGCGATAACTGAACAGCGCTCCCCTAGTGGGAGGCATGGCATTCTAGCTCATTGGAAGAGCGGCGCTCTCGTAAAGCGCAGGTTCGAGTTCGATTCTCGGGATTGCCTCTAGGAGCCGGTGGCTCGTGGACCAACATCCCCTGTATTTGGATTAACCCCGTTGGAATGCTCGCTCGCCACGCTCCCATCGGTTCCGCCCCCCCTTACCTGTTGGGAGGTTTTTCGTGCGTTGGAGAAATTCCCATCGTAAGGAGCGGTTCAATCCCGATTGGCCGCGTATCCGGCATGAGATTCTGGAGCGTGACCGGTTCGCGTGCCAGTGGCCTGTGACCGACGAGTTCGGTTTCACTCGCATCTGCGCCCAGCCCGCGAACGAGGTGGATCATAAGGTTCGTGCCATGAACGGCGTGGACGATGATTCGCCCGAGAACCTGTGGGCCTTATGCCAGTACCATCATTCGCAGAAAACCGCGCAGGAGTCCGCTGAGCAGCGGCGCATGAACCGTGAACGCCGGAAGGAAGAGCAATGGTATTCGCATCCGGCGTTTCAGTGAGCGGCTATGTGTGCATGGTGGCCGGCTGCGGGAATGCGGTGTATGCGCGCGGCTTGTGCCGCCATCATTATGACCGTGACCGGTATGCGGGTAGTCCGATTATCCCGTTTCGTACCCGCTTGTGCCCTATCGGCCATTATTTCCAGCCGTCTCGTGTTGACCAGATTTTCTGTTCCGGCAGGCATCGCAGCAAGTACAAGCGTCTATCGGATAAAGACCCTCTGAAGTATCCCCCTAATCCCGAAACCCCCTTGTTCGTCAAGCAGGTCGAGGCCGAGGACATTGAGCCGGATATTCGGGTGGAGTCGTTCACCGACGCGGATGTCATCGCGGAATGCGGTGGCGTGTGTGCGGTGTGCGGCAAGCGGGTCGATGTTGATTCTTCCGGGCCTGATGGTCCGGCGTTTAAGTGGAAGGTTCCTTTGGAGAAGTCGCGTCAGGCGACTTTGGCGAACCGACTTCTAGTCCACAACCGGTGCCTGTAGGCGGAACGCCTTGGCCCCGGAGTGCCCGGAATGGGCGGAATGGGGTTGAAGCATGGCTGGCAATGGTCATTCCGGTCGTAGCAAGGCCGGTAGGAATGTGGTTTTGAAAAGTCCTGATACCGTTATGGGTCTGGACTTGCCCGCGACCCGTCCTGATGGGCGTGAGTGGCTTGACTTGACGAAACGCTGGTACAGGTCGATGCAGACGGGGCCTATGGCTCCGCGCATGGGTATGGAGGCCGACTGGTTCTCGTTGATGGACTTGGCGAAGCTGAAGGATGATTACTGGCGTATGTCGAAGCCTTCTGCGGTGATGGCCGCTGAGATTCGCCAGCGCGAGGACTCGTTTCTTATCACGCCTGCCGCTCGTATCAAGGCGAAGATCGAGGCCATCGAGGCTGATGATATGAGTACAGGCACGGAACGTCCCGAGACCCGTGGCGAGGCCGTGAAGGAGGACGTTGACCGTCGCCGCCGTCAGTTGAGGGTGGTGAACGGTGGCGCATGACATCATTCCCCAGCTGACGCAATGGGAGTACGATCATTCCCTCGGCCATCTGGCGGTGTGGTGGATTGAGACGTTCACGCTTATCGGACGTGGCGACGGTATCGGCTTGCCCATGCATTTCGATTTGGACGAGTACCAGTTCATGATCGGCGCCTATGCGTTGAAGAGGAACGGCAAGCGCAAGTTTAACCGACTGTTCCTTTCCCGAGCCAAGGGCCGTGACAAGTCGGGCAAAGCCGCTGGCGTCGGCATGTTCGAGGGTTTCGGCCCTTGTCGTTTCGACCATTGGGCGCGTGAGGGCGAGACCTACACGTTCATGGGCGAGACCTACGAGTATCACGAGGGTGAGCCTGTGGGCAAGCCCGTCACCCAGCCCGAGGTCGTGTGCTTGGCCAATTCCGAGCAGCAGGCCGGCAACGTGTTCGAGTCCATCTACTACAACTGCGATTCCGGCCCCTTGTCCGATTGGAAGGGCATGGGCATGGATGTGGGCACGACCCGTATCATGCTTCCCGAGGGTGGCATCATCATGCCCATCACTTCGGGTGCCTCCAGTCAGGATGGAAAGCTGACCACCTGTGGTCTTGCCGACGAGACGCATCTTATGGTGCAGCCGAAGCTGTGGAACGTGTACAAGACCGTGGCCCGAAACCTCGGCAAGCGTGCCGGTACCGCTGGCACGTTCATGATGGAGACCTCCACGATGTACCGCCCCGGCGAGGGCAGTATCGCTGAAGCGTCGTACAAGTATGCGTGGGATGTGGCCGCAGGACGAATCAAGCATCGTGCCGGCATCTACTTCGACCATGTGTACGCGACGTTGGACGTGGAGGACTTCTCGGACGAGAAGAAGATGACCAAGGCCCTTGAGATTGCCTACGGCCAATCCTTGAAAAGCCCCGATGGGAAAGACCATATCATTCTCAAGGACGGCACCGACGTGCCGATCGAGAACAAGACCGGGCTGAGCGCCGATGGCCGTTATTCGCTGACCGATGGCGAGCTTGGCCCGTCCAAGGACGGGTGGCTGACGTTGGATGGCCAGCTTGACCAGATCTACCAGCCGGACACCGATCCCGCCGATTCGATTCGTTACTTCCTGAACAATCTTTCCAGCGTGCAGAACGCTTGGCTCAGGGAGTCCGACATTCAATCCCATGTCCTGTACAAGGACGAGATGGCCGGCTATCTGGGTTCCCGCAAACTTGAGAATGCTTGGCAGAAATTCGTCACCAAGAAGGAGCCGATAACGCTCGGCTTCGACGGTTCCGTGTCGAAGGACTCCACAGCCCTCGTTGGTTGCAGGGTGTCCGATGGCATGTTGTTCCTTATCAAGTTGGAGCAATGCCCTGACGGGCCGGAGAAGGCCACGTGGAGGGTTGACCGTGACGCCTTCGACCAAGCCGCCAGGGACATGCTTGACAAGTACAACGTGGTCGGCTTCTTCGCCGACGCCGCTTTCTTCGAGTCGATGATAGGCGCTTGGGAGAAGGACTACGGGAAGAAACTGAAGGTCGGACCACGCAAGAGCGGCGATCTCGTCAAGTTCTATACGAACAACTGGAAGAACGAGATGTATCAGGCCACGGAGAACGCGGCCACAGGTTTCCGCTACCCGTATGAGGAGCCTGAAGGCAGAAAGCCCGCGTTGAACAGCATCGCGTTGCTTGCCGACCCGCGACTCATCAACCATTTCCGGCATCCGCGCCGGGTGGACAAATCGTATGGCTACAAGATTCTCAAGGAGTCCCCGGCCAGTCCGAACAAGATCGATGCCTGCGTCGCGGGCATTCTCGCATACCGCGCACGCGCCCGCTATCTGGAGATAGCCGAGGAGAAGAGGCGTCGCGCGCCCATTCGCATCTACTAGGAGGTTAGCCCATGCCCGACGTGCAGCTTGCCATCAGGAACGCGACCGTCGAGGATACGGATGCATGGAACCTCACCCAGCTTGCCACGGCTTGGGGTCGCAGACTTCCCATGCTCGCCGTTCTGAAACAGTACAAGGACGGCAAAGAGCTTGTGGACTCCACGAGTGTGCCCGGCAGCACGAGCCCGAACGCGGCTCCCGTGTACCGCACCATGCGCGAGATAGGCACGTTGAATCTGGCCCGCCGTATCAGCGAAAGCGTGACCGACCGTCAGCGTCCGAACGGTTTTCGCAAGATATCCGACGAGAAGATGAAGGATACCGCCGCCGACGCCATGTACCAGGATTGCATGATGGACACGCTGCTGCGCTGCCACCTGTTCCCCGACACCGCGGATTACGGCGCCTCCTACGGCTTTGTGAACAAGGGGCGCGGGAAGAAGCTGGTGCAGGCGTGGAGCCCTTGGTGCTGCTACATGTCTGATGATGAAGATTCGGCCATCCATTACAGCTATGACGCCCGTGAGGGGGTCGAGAACATTCGCTTGTTTGGCATGGAACGCGACGAGGCCGGCAATATCAAACGCGTGTATTCCAAGCTCGCCACGCGCGAGAGCGAACGCACGGTGACCGACCCCGACGATGACGAGGCCGTGGCACAGCTCGCCATAGAAGGCAAGGCATGGGAGCCGGGCAACACTTGGGAGTGGGCACAGGGCGATGAGACCTACGATTACGCTCTAGCCTGTGAAAGTCTGCCGGTGGTCAAACTGCCAACGCCGGACGGCATGGGCATATTCGAGCCTTTTCTTGATACTCTGCGCCGTATCGACCGTCAGATTTTCGACCGCCTGTGCATAACCATGATGCAGGCGTTCCGCCAGCGCGCCATCAAGGGCGACATCAACCTTGAATACGGCCCCGAGGACATCGAGGTCATTCAAGGCCTGAAACAGGAGGGCGACCCCATCGACCTTTCCGAAAGGTTCGCCATGGGCCCCGCCGCACTATGGAACCTGCCGGACGGTGTGGAGATATGGGAATCTCAGACCACCGATCTGAACGGCCTGCAGAACGTCATCAACGCCGACATCAAGCATCTCGCGGCCACGGCCGGTATTCCGTTGGATATTCTCAGCCCTGACGTGCAGGGTTCCGCCAACGGTGCCGAGTTGAAGCGCGAGACGCTGCGATTCAAGGTCGAGAACCTGAACGCCCTCGCGTCCGAGGCCATCGGGCGTATGATTCGCATGGCGTTGACGTTGAACGGTGAGGGAAGCGCCGCCGATGACGATTTCGAGCTGATGTGGAAGCCCATGGTGTCCACGAGCAGTCTGGAACTCGCCCAATCCGGCCAGCTGAAATACCAGTCCGGTCTGATGGCACGCCGCACGGTTCTCACCCATGACTTCGGTTTCACCGCCCAGGACATAGCCGAGGATGACATGAATCGCATATCCGACCAGTTGACGTTCTCCGACCAATCGGCCGGTCAGCCCGTATTGCAGGGCGCCGTGCAGCCGGCGACCGGCTGGGATGAAACCACCCAGTCCGCCGTTAACGGTTTGAACGGAGACGAGAACGGCGACGGGGTTTCCGATAGCGTCACCAGTCTCGACGGCGTGGAGACGTTCTGATGGCGGACATCACCCAGATTCTCAACCAGCGCATGAGCCGGTACGAGCGCGAACGCGCCCGTCTGGTCGAGGAATACGTGACCGCCGCATGGAAGATGTGGCAGAGCCTGTCCCCCGCCGACTGGTGGAACGATGCCGTCACGCAGGGCGCGTCGGCAAACCTGACCTCACGGTATATGGCGTTCGTGGAGCGCATGCGCCGACTTGGCATAGCCTATGCCGACATCGCGCTCGGACTCGTCGGCGCCACCGCGCAGGGGCAGCTCCCGGAGTTCGAGGTGGTCAGGGACAACACGGACCCGTGGAAGATGATGCTCCGCCCCGTGGAATCCTACAGGGACGCTTCCAGCAAGGAGCCTCACTTGCGCCCGTCCGCGTGGGAGAACCTTGAGGCCGACGCGCAGCGTTCCGTTGACAGGTGGCTGGAAGAGGCGAACGAGCGTCTTGTGGATATCATCGACACCGATTCCATGATCGCCGGAACGCGAGCCACATTGGAACGCTACCGAGGGTCGGGCATTACGAGATACCGGCGAGTCATTCACCCGGAACTGTCCAAGACGGGCACGTGCGGCTTGTGCGTGGTCGCAGCCGACAGGGTGTATTCGATAGCGGCCCTTATGCCCATTCACGGCAACTGCCATTGCACCGTGCTCCCCATCACCGAGGACAACGACCCCGGTTTGAGACTCAACGACGATGACCTGAAACGCATCTACAAGGAGGCGGGCGGCACTACGGCTGCGAAACTCAAGCAGACCCGCGTGCTGACGCTCACCAACAGCGAGATAGGCCCCGTATTGAGCGCCAAGGAAGTCAAGCCACGCAAGGACGTGGAATGGCATCAGCCCGACGCGGATATGACCCGAGAGCAGATTCAACGAATGTTGGAGAGAGCCAACGTGTTCACCGAATACTACCGGAAGGTCGAATCGACCGGAAAGGCCGAACACTTCCGCTACGAGGAGCACACCTACCATTTCGAACCTTCGCCGCACCTGAAACAGGCGCTGGCGGCAAACCTTGCGTTCGCGCAACAACTCAGGGCGAGGCTCCGTCTCGCCGCATAACAGCAACCAAGTTGAAAGGAACCATCCCTGATGGCTGACAACGAGAACACCCCCATCGTCGCAACGACCGTGGACGGTGAGCCCGGAACGGGCGAACAGAACGACACCACGCCGAAGGCCGACAGCAACGACCTTGCCGACAAGGTGTCCATGTGGCAGGCCATGAGCCGCGAGAACGAGAAGAAGAGCCATGCGAACCTGAAGCGCGCCACCGAAGCGGAAAACAAGTTGGCCGACGTGGAGCACCAGTACGCGCAGGCTCAGGCCCAGATCGCCAAGCTCAAGGCGCAGGCCGCATACCCGCAGCTCACCGATGAGGTGTTCGCCGCCCTTGCACCCAAGGATGCGGACGCCGAAGCCATCGAGGAGTGGGCGAAGAACGCATCCCAGTTCATTCTTCCCGCGCAGACCGAAACGGTTGCCGACGATGGGAAGAAAGAAGAACAGCAGCAGCCCCTGCCCGCCTCCGTATTGGAGGGATACAGCCATACGGCGCCTCATCCTCAAGGTTCGACGGCCAGTGGCGGATTGACTGCCGCATACGATTACGGGCGCAAGTTCGCGTCCATCAACAACGACAAAAAGTAAGGAGAACCCCAATGGCTAACCCCGTGGAAATGGTTCACACCACCGGCTATACGGTGCCGCAGGACGACCAGTCCTGGCTTATCAACCGCATCACCGATGGCATTCGTGAGGCGCAGCTTGATCTGAGCCTGTTCACCGGCGACAAGGAGAAGGAGAAGAAGTACTTCGCCTCCATCGACCCGGATGATTTCAACGCCTGGCTGAAGTCAGGCATTCCGGTCGCCAAGGTCACCAGCACCGGCCTGTTCGGCCCGTATGACCCGGCCGCCACCGATGGCCGCCAGCTCAAGGTCGCCGGCTTCCTTGAAAGCCAGCAGCACGTGGTGTTCACGCGCTCCAGCTTCGAGAACCAGTATCCGACCGCCGGCGTGCGCTACATGGCCGTCATCGACCGCAACAACCTGCCGGTCACACTGGCGGAAGGCACCGTTTTCGAGGGTCTTATCCTCGACTACGACAAGTCCGCTGGCGGCGATGTGAAGGTGCTGTCCCCGTCCGCTGCCGGCACCGCCTACAAACTGCCCAACGCCACTGCAAGCGCACTGGGTGGCGTCAAGCAGGCCGCGAACGTCGCCAACCTCGCAACCAGTGCCGACGCCGCCGCCATCGTCACTGCGGTCAACACCCTGTTCGTCAATCTGCGCACTGCCGGTGTCATGGCCGCTAAGTGACCTTAATCATTCGTTTTCTGAAACCCGCCCCATGTGGCGGGTTTTTTTATACCCGAAAGGAACATCATGGCCCTTATCAACAAGGACATCATCACGCCCGCTGAAGCGTCGGCCATCGTGCTTGGCGCATATCAGTCCACGCGCGAGATTCTGCCGTTCGGCAAGATTCTGCCGGATGTGATGAACCCGACCGGTCTGAACGTGAGCTGGATTCCGAACCAGCCGCGCTTCGAGGTCGAGGAAATGAAGTATTCGACGTGGGATGCCGAAGCCCCGTATGACAAGACCACCGGTGGCGGCAAGAAGTCCTATACGGAGATGCTGCCGCTGCGCAAGCGCCACCGTATCAGCGAGCACGACATCGCAGCCGGACGTGTCGCCGCCACCGCCTCCGAGGCTTCCGACGAGCTGCGTGAGGCTCTTGCTCGACTCGGCACCGAAATGGCCTACCGTACGGAGAAGGCCAACGTCGCCGTCGCCGTGGACGCCAAGCTCGGCATCGACGAGTCGGACCTGACCGCCAACTGGGATTATGCGCGAGACGCCTCGCTCGCCGTCGAACTCAAGACCAACAACCTGTGGTCCAACGCGGCAAGCGACCCGATCAAGGACCTGCGCAAATGGAGCGACCTCGTGTACAAGGCCGAGGGCACCCGCCCGCGCGTCATGGTCACGACCCGCAAGGTCATGAACACGCTCATGGAGAACGCCGCCGTGATGAAGTACTTCTACGCGGGTCAGGCCCAGTCGGACATGCTGCCCGCCTTCATCGGCGAAGCCCAGGTGCGTGGCGTTCTTTCCTCCTATGCGAATATTAGCGACGTTCTGCTCGTTGATGAGACGTATGAGGAGTTCGCCCGCCAGCAGAAGATCATCCTGCCGGGCGGCGTCGCCTCCTTCTTCCCGGAGAACACCGTCCTGTTGCTGCCCGGCCTGAACGACACCGGCCTCGGATACACGGCCCTCGGCCCGACCGCCGAAGCCAAGCAGTCCACCGTGTACGGCATCAGCCGCCAGTACGATGCCGGCCCGATCGGCGCCATTCTCGACATCCCGTCCGCCACGCCGGGCTACGAGGCTTACGTGAACGGCACGATGCTGCCGGTTCTCGTCCAGTCCAACAGCACGTTCAAAGCGACCGTCCTCAACGGCTGAGCTTAAGGAGCCAGCATGTCCACGACGCTTATCGACAACATCGACTGGTTGAAGTACATGCGGCTCAACGCGACCGGGGAGCCGGAACTGTTCGACAAGGACACCGGCTTCCCCGATTCGTGGGTGAGGCAGCAGTGCCGTAAGGCCGCGTTGCTGTGCATGGCCGAATGCCCGAACGTGTACGCGCGGCTGCGCAGGCGGAGGCTGAGCGAATCGGATTTTGCCGGCGTGGTATGCGACATGGTTCTCCGTCTCGCCCGCCAGTACAAGTACAAGGCGGAATCGAACGGCAACTACTCGTACACGCGGCGCGACGACCAGCCGGTGGCTCCGGGCTACAATCCCAGTCCCCGACTGTTCGTCGCCAAGGACGAGAAGGCCATACTCGCCGGCTACACCAGTTCGCAGGGCGGCGGGCACATCAGCCTCGGCTTCGACCCCGGTTTCGGGGGCTGACCATGAGCCACCTGTATGATGGGGAGCAGCCCGAGGAGACCCACCTGTTCGATGACGTGGAGACCGAGCCCCGTATAACGGACGATCTACTGCACCGCGACATGATCGTGGTGCAGCCGATGAAACCGGTCGAAACCGTCTACGGTTCCGGCACGGTGCCGGATGGGGACGCCTCCTACTGTTACTGCTCGTTCGAGCCTCGAATCAATAAGAACAGCACGTTTTCCAAGAACTGGGCGCAGGACACCACGCCGCAAACGACCGGTGGCCTGCGTGAGGATGCGTTGGCGATCGTTCTCGCGCCGGAATGGCATGGGGACATCAACACGCAGTTCTGGCTCGATAACGCCTGTTACGAGGTTGACGGCCCGCCTATGGAGATGCGTCACGCCTCGGATGCCGCCCACCATTGGAACATCACCGCGAGATGCATCGGCCATGCGACCGAGGACAACGGGTTGAAACCGCCTGTCCCGCCCGAGGGGAGCCGCACATGGGGTACGTGAAGCTGAAGCCCGCAAGGGTGCTGAACCGTGACATGGCGATACTGTTCGGAGCCGAAGCCACCCGTCCCGTGGCGGAGAAGGTCGAGGCGAAGGCGAAGGGACTGGCCGACGTGAAGGCGAAGCACTCGTCCGTCGCCGACCGCATCGACATCAGCACTCACGCGCATGGCACGCATACCGCCGTGATCATGAGCGTCAAGGGCCGTGACGGTTCCGAGATCGCCTCCCACTTGGAGTTCGGCTACTTCAATCGGTGGCTGGAACACAAGTACGGCATCAAAAGTCCGAGTGCTTGGATGCCGGGATTGTTCATCATGTCGGAGGTGAAATATGTCTGACCCCACGATATTCGACCTTTCCGTAAGGGAACAGTTGGATGCGGTCGCCATGACACGCGCCTACCTGGACGCCGTCGAATGGAAGAACCGTGATTTCAGGCCGGTCATCCAACCGGAGGTCACGCCCGCCACGGATTCGCTCCTGTTGTCCCATGACGTGATTCTCTACCATTGCGGTGCTCCTGAGCAGCCCGACTGGAATCTGAAGGCTTGGATATGGCAGTACACGCTGTCTTTGACGGTGTTGGGCCGTGACCCGGAACGGGTGGCCCGCATCTGCGGATGGCTGCACCGTTGCATATCCGCATGGCCCTACCGGCCCGGCACCGACTATGGGAAGATCGGGCGGATAGTGGACAATCCCGGTTTCGAGTCCCGGTCTTCCGGCGACATGACCAGTTCCAAAAGCATCGTCGCGTGGACTTCCACGAAACGCATACAGGCCGCGTCCCCACGCGGCTGACCTTATCTGAAAAACCATCAATCACACAATCAGACCCCGCACGCCTACACGGCTGCGGGGTTTTCCATATTTGAAAGGAAAACGATATGGCTGACGAAATCGGCATCCACGACGACGGCGTGTTGACCGCCGTCCGAGGAACGATCTTCATGGCGAAGGCCGAGACCATCATTACCTCCGCACTGCTCAAGCAGTTCACCGTCGAGGCGGCGACCGTGGGCGTGGGCGACGGCATGTGGACGAACCTCGGCCACATGTCGAACGACAACCTGCCCGAGTTCGCGTTGGACGGCGGCGACGCCACCACGTTGAGCACTTGGCTCAAGGCGGCGTTCCGCACCCAGTACGCCCAGACCACCGGCACTGTGACGTTCAATTCGGTGCAGGGCGACAAGGGCACGTTCAAGACCTTCTACAACGCGGTCGATATGACCGGCGCCGGCGCGGCCTTCTCCTTGGAGAAGACCCCCATCAACAAGTCCCTGTTCATCCTGTGGTCCGACACGAACACGACCGGCCGTGCCGGCCTGCTGCTGCCGAACTCGGACATCGCGTTCTCCAGTCTGCCTGCTCTTTCCACGGATTCGTTCGTGGAGTTCTCCGCTCAGGCGAACATCAAGACATCCAGCTCGCTTCCGCATGACAAGAACGGCAAGTTCACGTCCGTCGCCTACTTCGCGCCGTCCGACTTCACGGTCTGACCCGTCTCTTCCTTGCCGCGTCTCCTATCCGCGCGGCAAGGAACCCCCTCTTTCCACGGATAGGGCTTTTCAGAATCATTCTTTTCCACGGATAGGAGCCGATGATGGCAGAGAACACTAAGAACACGACCGACAACGCGAAGATGCCGGAGACATGGGACGAGCTCAAGGAGCAGCCGCTGTTCGCGGGACTGCCCGACATGGCGAAGCCGCAGGAGCTGAACGTGGCCCAGTCCGCCGAGTTCTCGGTGACATGGCAGCGCATCTCCGAACGCAACGGGAAACTGGGCGACATGGGCTTATTCGGCGACGATGAGGCCGACAAGCCGAAGAAGAAGCCGAAGTACGACGAGTCCGAAGCCGTCATCCTCATGGCCGAGATCGTGCAGTACGCGGACATGTTCTACCGCGAAATCGCGGCCGACGAGAAGCAGTGGGACGAGTTCACCCGTGGCCGCACCTTGGAGAACCTGTACGTGCTGCTGGTGTCCCTGACCACGTTCTATTCGGTGGCACTGGGAAAATCAAGCGCCTCCAAGACGCGCTTGGAGAATGCAGAGTAGCGGTCTCGGCCGACTTCCAACGCTTCTACAACATCAACCTCCCCGCCAGTATGGGCCGCATGGAGCCGTCATGGCTGTGCGACCTGCTGGACGGTTTGGAGGGCGTTGACGGGAGCCTGTACCGCGCGTGGATGGCCGAACACCATCCGCTCCCACGGGAAGACGCGAAAAGCATGCCGCGTCTTTCCTACCTCACCTACGGGCAGTCGCAGATGCTGATGCTCAGCATGACGAACCAGCTTGAGATGATTCGCGTGATGATCGCCCGCATGATGGGCGACAAGAAGTCGAAGCCGCAGCCCGTCTATCCGCCCGGCACCGTGGTCAAGCCCGATTCGGTCGGGCCGAAATCGTTCTCCACGGCGGGCAAGTCGTTCGCCCAGATCACGGGCATGTTGGGTGCCGTGTTCGGCGGCAACAGTTTCTAGCAGAAAACCCCTCGCATTCCACGAGGGGTTTTCGTTTATCCTCCCGGAGGTTTTCTCATGGCCTTGTATTCCGCTGGCGCGGTCGGCGTCGATATTCGCCCGGACACCGATAATTTCTGGAAGATTCTCAACGCGGAACTGCATTCTCGTCACCCTGAGGTCACCGTTGATGTGAACACGAAGGGCGTCGCACGCGCCAAGGAGCAGATGCGCGACCTTGACGGCAAGACCCTCACCAACGTGGTGAAGATCGACGGCGACCCGTCCGGCTTGCGTGCCATCGACAAGGCCATGCAGGCCCAGCGGAAGCAGTGGGAGAAGAAGCCGGTCACAAGCAGGTTCGACTTGGACGATACGTCGTTCAATGAGAAGATTCACCGGCTTTCCAACCAGATCAAGCGGACCGCCGGCCAGACGGAGGCGTTCGTCAAGAAGTCGCAGAAATCCGTGGCCGACAGTCTTCAGGACAGTCTCTCCCGCATGCGTTCGGCACGCGCCCTCTACGACAAGGAGGCCACGGCCGCATCCCGCAGGCAGACCATGCTCATCAAGGACGAGCACGCCGCCTACGACATGTACGCGGAGGCCATCGAGAACGGGCGCAAACGTCAGGAGCAGTTGACCCGCAGCCAAGCCGATGTCAGTAAGACCCTTGACTGGTCCATCAAGAAGATGAAGGAGCTGCGCGAGGCCGGGAACATCGACACCGCGAACTGGTACAAGAACAGTCGCATCCCCGAGCTGCGCGAACAGCTCAAGGGCCTGAAAGCCGACCTGAAGGCGGTAGGCAAGGAGATAGCGGAGAACAAGAAGGCGCAGGACAAGCTCTTCTCCGCCGATTTCGACAACAAGGTAGCGGCACAGCAGCGTCTTATCGACTCCAACACCAAGAAGTGGGAGAAGGCGACCGACGCCATCTCCAAGTATTCGGACGCCGAGCTCATGCGCAAGGCGCGGCTCAAAGACTTCAACCGTGAGAACGACCGGCTGTTCTCCGGCCTGAACAAGATTCTCGACCTTGAGGAGAAGTCCGAGAAGCTGAACCGCAGGCAGCTCCAGCAGCTGTCGAAGCTCACGGCCGGCCAGAAGGCGTTGGCCGAGGTGTTCGAAGACACGGGAACCAGCGTCAAACGCCTCAACGCGGTACAGAACGATTCGCGCCGCACGATGGACAAGCAGCGCAAGACCGCCCGCGAACTGACCAGCCTGTTCGACGAGCAGGAGACCCAGATCAACGCGCTTTCCGCCGCGTTCCAGAAGTTCAAGCCCATGGGCATCGACAAGAACCTCGGCAAGGAGCTCAACAATACCTTCGACCAGCTGAAGAAGCTGCGCGACTTCGCATCCCGCAAGCCGATCACCGCCAAAGCCACATTGGATAAGACCCAATGGGACAAAAAATACGCGGAACTGATGTATGACGCGGAGAAGCTGCGCGCCAAACTCGACCGGGAGCATGAGGTCAACGTCCGCGTCAAGGTGTGGGAGGACAACGCCGACAAGCTCGAAGCCCGGTTGGAGAAGCTGCGTCATACGCGCCTCGACATTCCCGTGGACTGGCAGGTCGATCAGGAACGAATCATCGCGTCGATGCGTGAGACCGCCGCCAAGATCAAAGCCAATCCCGAACGTCGTTGGGAGCTTGAAGCCGACCTCGACCTGCAAATGCATCGCGCCGAGGAGAAGCTGAAGAAATTCGAGGACAAGAACGACGAGCTGAAGATGGATTTGGACTTGGAGACCGCGTTGGCCCGAGCCCATCTCGCCTACTTCACCCGCCCCCGCACCATCGACATCTTCGCTAATTTCAAGGGCACAGACCTTGGCAAGATTTTCTCCGGCATGACCAGTGGTGCGACCGGTTTGAAGGGCGTGCAGAACCAGTTCGACAGTCTTGTGAACCTGTTCGACAAGCTCGACAAGGTGGTTCCCAAGTGGTCGATTCTCGGTGCCGGCGTCACCGCGTTGGGTGCCGGACTCCTGAACCTGGGACGCACTGCGGGCGGTGTCGGCGTCAGCCTCGTGTCCATGAGCAAGGCCGCGTTGGCCGCTCCCGCCGCGTTGGCTGGTCTGGCGTCCGCAGGCTACGTGGGCTACCGGGTGTTCGGTGATTTGAAGGAAAAGTTCGATGTCACCAAGACCTCGCTGGCGAACCTGAACAAGGAGTTGGGCGACAACGCTTGGAACGAGTACGGGGATAACCTGTACCGTCTCGCCAACGACGTGGCCCCCTCACTGTCCAAGGGTTTGAACGGTATCGCCGTCGAGGAAGGCAAGGTGCTCAACGGGCTTATCGACGTGGTGCGCCAGTCGAACGAAGCCGACCAACTACCGCGTATCTTCGAGAACACTCGTCTCGCGGTGTCCGAACTGAACCCGGGCTTGCAGTCACTGGCCCGCGCGTTCCTCGGCTTGGGCGACCAGTCCAGCCAGTATCTGCCCCGCATGGCCTCCTACATTTCCGACGTGGCCGAGAAGTGGGCGAACTGGGTGGATACCGCCGAACGTACCGGTCAAGTCTCTAAGGCGATGGAAAAGGCCATCGAACAGGGCGGCTATCTGAAATCGTCCGTGTTCGACCTGATAGGCGTGTTTGAGGGCACGTTGGGTACTCTGGCGAAGACCGAGAACGGTATCCAAGGTTTTTCCGAGGCTTTGGAGAAAGCCAACAAGGCCGTTCACACCATCAAGTTCCAAGCGACTTTGGAGGCTTGGAGCGCTGGTGCGCAGGACGCGCAGGACAAGATGCGCAACGCTTTCAAGGATATTGGCGACGCCGCGTACTCGTTGAAGGACACCACTCGCGCGGTGTTCGGTGACGCGGGCCAGATCGTAGGCGAGGGCATCACTGGGTTGAGTCGCGTGTTGCAGCAGTCCGGTGGTGGAATCCGCGATTTCAGTTCCGGTGTCCGCGACGGGTTCAGCCAGGTGTTTGACGCGGTGGGTGACGCAGGCCCCATGTTCTCCGATTTGGCGAGCATGGTGGGCCAGTTGTCGCGCACGTTCGGCGGCACGTTCGCGTCCGCTTTGCGTACCGTGAGCCCGCTTATCAGCACCATCGCCAAGGGTGCCACCGGCGTGGCCCAAGCGTTCGACTCGTTGCCGGGGCCGGTGAAAAGCATCATCACATTGTGGGCCACGTTCGGTCGTGCGGGCAAGACGGCGTTCGAGTCGTTGAAGACCGGCATGTTGCAGAACATCCAGTCCACGATGCGATACCAGAAGATGCTCAGCGAACTGGGTTTGAGCGCCGAACAGGCGTCCGTGAAAATGGGCACCCTGATTAAGGCGATGAACCAGTTGCGTTCCGGCAATTATGCGGGTATTCTGTCCGGTGCCATCAGCGAGGTCAATTCCCTCGGCATGGCGGCGGAAGCTAACTCGAAGAAGCTGCTCCTTCCGGGGAACGCTGCCAAGGAGACTTCCAAGGACATGGGCGGCTTGGTCGGTGCGAACGGTCAGGCCATCGCCTCCATCCGTTCGGCCGGGGAGCAGGCCGAACAGCAGTCCGGCAGGTTCGGTTCGTTGAAGACCGGCGTGAAGAACCTGTGGGATGCGTTCGGCGGCTGGACGACGGTTGCCGGTCTGGGAATCAGCGCGGGCATCGCCGTCATCGGCAATGCGATATCCGACTACACGACGAAGGCGGAAGCATCCAAGCAGGCGATGGACAAGGTCATCGACGGCATGAAGGGCATCAAGTCCAACGCCAAGGAGGCGGCGGACGCGTTCAACGATTTCAAGTCGGAGACCACGAAACAGTGGGATGACCCGTCGCTCCTGTTCGGCAAGGACGGTGGCGGCGCGGTCACTGAATGGCTCGTCAAGGTCAGCGGCGGCTACACGTCCGCAGCCGACGCGGCCAAACGTCTGGGCATCAATACCAGTACGCTGACCGATGCGGTCAGCGGCAACGAGGCCGGCTACAAGAAGCTCGTCAAACAGTTGGAGGCGCAAAGCAAGGAGACATACAAGGCCAGCGACCAGTACGGCATGATGGTCGAGAAGCAGACCGATGCCGCCATCGCCGCCGACACGCTGTTGCAGGCGTTGAAGAAGCAGCACAAGGAAGGCTTGGAGAAATCCGTCAAGGAGCAGATGAAATATCTGCGTTCCCTCGAACAGATCTCCGATTCCTCCTCCGCGCTGTCCGACAAGCTCAGCTCGCTCGCCACGACGGTCAAGGCGAACGGTCAGGCGTTCAAGGAAAACGGCGAACTGGCTGACGCCAACAACGCCGCCTATGTGCGCACCGACAAGGCGATGAAGGATGTGGCCGCTACCGCGTTGCTGTCCGCCCATCAGCTTCTCTCCTATGGTGAGAAGAACGGTCAGGTGGAGGAGTACACGCAGAAGGCCGCAAACTCCATTTATGAGGCGCGTGAGGCCATCGTGCAGCAGGCTCAGGCCGCTGGCATGAGTGAGGAAGCTGCTGAAAGGTACGCTGATTCGCTTGGTCTGATTCCCTCTGATGTGGGTACCACGATCACCGCTCATTCGGAAATCGCCCAAGATGCGGTGGATAAGCTCGTGCAGGGCATATCCGGTCTGACCGATGGTGAGAAAGAGATCGTTATCAGGCTACGTGAAGCTGGAGTGGTCACCACGTTGGACGGTGTTCTCAGTCTTGTTGAGCAGCTGATGAAAGGCGACTTGTCCGAGAGGGACCTCACATTGCTGTTGAACGCGAAGGGCAATGCTCGCTGGGAGACAGGCGAGGTCAAGGAGAATCTTCTTGCTCTCGGCATGTCCAAGAAAGCCTACAAGTGGCTGTTCTCAGGTGAGGGCAACGCTGAGGAGCGCATGCAGAAGGTCAGGGACGAGCTCGGCTATCTGAACCTGACCGACGAGCAGATACAGTGGATTCTCGACTGTATCGACCACGCTTCCGGCAAGATAAAGGACGTGGAGAAGAATAAGGTTCCCGCCGCCAAGGGCGTCAGCTTCAACATCGACGCCAACGATGATGACGCTCAGGTCAAGCTCGCGGGATATAAGACTCTCGACGGCCAGCCTATCGCACGCGCGAAAGCGTATGTGGATGGCGACAATACGGACGCCAACGAGAAGTTCCAAGAGGTCAGATTCTATGACGGGTTGACCATCGCCCGCCCGTGGGGTCGTGTTCTTGGCGAGAATGAGCAGGCTCGTCAAGCGTTCAAGGACACGGCAGCGTATGACGGTGTGACCATTTCACGGCCTTGGGGTCGCGTTCAAGGTGAGAACGAGGGTGCACGCAAGGCGTTCCGTGACACCGCATGGTACAACAACATGACTCTCGCCACAGCATGGGGTCGTGTACAGGGCGACGATGATCCGGTGAAAACAACGTTCCAGTATTGGCGTCGGCAGTCCGGCACTGTTCTTGCCACCAATTATGTGGATATTGTCACTCGTCACAGCAGTGATGGCAAGGTCTCCGCCGCTACCGGTGGTCGTATCTATGGTCCCGGTACTTCCACTTCCGATTCGATTCCGGCGATGCTGTCCAATGGTGAGATGGTGCTTCGTGCCGCAGCCGTCAAGAAGATTGACGCCTTGTATGGCAGGAGTTTCCTGAACACGTTGAACGCGGTCGGCAGTGTGGAGAAAGCCATGCAACCGTCCGCGTTCGCGTTGAACGCTCGCAGGAAGTCTCAGGCGTATGCGACCGGTGGCCGCGTATCCACGGCGAACGGCTCGTGGAATGTCGAAGTCAACCCGGTGATAAAGGTCGAACTTCCCGCGAATACGGGGAACACGACGAACAACACGGTGACTATCAACGGCGTGGAGTCCTCCGACCGGAGGATAGCCGACGCGGTGGAAACCCTTGTCGCTTCCGCCACCCGGAAACGCAACATGCGTCCGCGCTGACCGTCAGAGAACCGTTGCAAGCCAGTTTGTTTCAGCTTGCAACGGTTTCCTCCTGTTTCCTAACATCGTCAAGAAAGGTTTGTCATGGTTGAAGGTGCCGGCAATATCATCGGCGGCGGCTGGCGTTGCTGCGTACAAGCCGATATCGTCTCGCAGAACGCGACACAGGCCGTCATAGGCGTGCACATCATCTACCGTCGCACCGACCCGTCGCGCTGGGTGGCGTCCGATGCCGTGTCCGGTGGCGCTTGGGTCAATGGCGTGAGCACGAGCACGAACACGGTGAACTTCGGCTACCGGTCCTTCAACGGCGACGTGGATTTACACACCCAGCAAGTGACCGTCACGAAGCAGGAGTCCGCGCAGACGTTCTCCTGCCGCGCGTTCCTGAACATCCCATATGGTTTGCCGGGACGGTCGGAAGCGCATGTGAACCTCACGGTTCCCGGCATCACGTATGCGAAACCGAACCCGCCGAAGAACGTATCATGGACGCGGGTCAATGATTCAAGCGTGAAGGCCGCATGGCAGTCGAACTATGATAATGCGGCGCGAAAATATTGGAAGCAGATCTACGCAGACCAGTGCGTCGGCTTGAACGGCGGCACACAAGGCGCGTGGGGTCTGGTCAAGGCGTTGAACTGGGACGCCTTGAACTATTCGTACACGGGGTTGAAGGCGAACGCCCGATACCAGTTCCGTGTCGCGGCCCAGAACCCTGGCGGAGTGTCCGACCATGTGTACTCGGGCTACATCTACACGACGCCGGCCGCCCCCGTGGCGGTGAACGCGGTGAAACTGTCCGAACAGTCCGTGCGCGTGACCGTGGATGCGTCGAAATCGTATGTGTATGGCATCAGACTGCGGCGCAGGGTGAACGGCGGCGAATGGGCCGACATAACCGGAGGCACCCCCGGTGCGACGGCCGAAGGCTGGCTTCCCGACATAAACGGAATCCAGAACGTCACGTGGACCGACACCGCAGCTCCTGCGGGCCAAGTCCAGTACGCGGCGTTAGTGGGAAGACCTGTCTACGGCGATGACAACTCCAAGACCACGCTCTTCTCCGACTGGACGTACAGCAACACTATCCAGACGGCCGTGGCCCCTTCCGCGCCGACGATTCTGAACCCGACGCAGAACGGCGCGTATGTTGTCAATCAGCCGATGACGGTCGCTTGGAAACCGAATCATCCTGACGGTTCCGCCCAATCCGCCGCGCAGGTGGAGGTCACCGACCCCTCGGACGTTACGGTCATCGAAGAGCAGACCACGAACACCAGTTATCAGCGCACGCCCAAAAGCTGCGGCTCGTATAGGATTCGCGTGCGCACCAAGGGTATCCACGCCGACTGGGGCGCATGGTCGAACTACGTGACCTTCACGGTCGCGAAATATCCGAACATCAGCATCAACAAGCCTTCCGGCACCATTACGGCGACACCGTTCACCGTGGCGTGGACCGTGGCGGACGATACGGGCGTCAGCTCGCAGACGCTCATCATCCAGTCGGACGGCGTGGAGAAATACCGGAAGACGATGGACGGTTCCACGCGAAGCCTGAGCATCGGCGCAAGCCAGTATCTGCCGAACAACAATTCGACGTTGACCATCACGCTCGTGGTGCGCGGCGGTTCCGGCTTGGAATCCAGCACGAGCGTCGTGAGGGACGTGGACTGGCCGGACCCGGCCGAGCCGATGGCCGCGATAGAGTCGAACAATGATTACGCGGCGTTGGTCATCGTGTCGTTCGGCGTGCCGGAGGAAGGCCAGTCGGAGACGGTCAGCGCATCCGTCATCCGTGTCATGCCTGACGGTTCGGAGGTGCTTATCGCCTCGAACCTGTTGGACCAGCAGTTGGCCGTGGACCCCATTCCCCCGTTGAACACCGACTTCCATTACAGGGTGGTCGCGTATTCGGCTATGGGCACGACCATCGCACGCATGGTGGACGCGCGCATCGAATCCGGGTTCGGAGTGTTGAACTTCGGCACGGATGCGGGTCAGACGTTATTGCTCGGCTATAACAACACGGTGTCTCATAAGCGTTCCCATTCGACCAGCGAGTTTCATTTCGCGCGGGGCGACGGGGCGAATGCTCTGCCTTCCAGCTACGAATTGGACCAGTTGGATTCCACGGTGAGCGTCACCGGCGTATGGGAGTGGGACCAAGCGTTGTGGCTGCGGATACTCTCGTTGGCTGACGGATACCCTTACGCATGGTATCGGGAGCCTTCCGGCCTGCGTGTCTACGTGAAGGCGGAACAGTCCGTGAGCGTTGACATCGCGGACAAGAAGAACATCAGCTATTCCGCCGACCTAACCCAATTGACATGGGAGGAGCCCGTCCTATGAGTGATTGGAGCAAGCCTTTCAAGGTCGCCTACCGTGTGATGCGAGTCAACAGGAACACGGGTTTGGAGACCGGACGGTTGGATTGGGTGATATCCGGGGGCAGCATCGAACGCAACCAGGACACCAATATCTGCGAATCCGGTTCCCTGACCGTGGAGGGGGCGACCGACCTGGGCACCGACCGGCTACGGATATGGGCCGACTGCACGTGGCATGACGGTTCCACGGCAAGTGTGCCGTTGGGCACGTTCCTTCCCAACATCCCCAAGCGCAGCGTGAACGGCAAGGAATCTTCCAGCCAACTGGATTTGTACGGGCTGCTGCAAGAAGTCGATGACGACATGTTCGAGTCGCCGATAACGATAGGCAAGGGCAAGAAGGCCGTGACCGCCGCCGCCGACATCCTCAAGGGATGCGGGCTTCAGGTCGCGGCCTACAATCCCGGCAATTACACGCTGAAGGATAATTGGACGTTCGGTTTGAGGTCCGATAAGGACAAGGACAAGGGCAGCACCAAGCTTGACGCGGTGAACGATCTCTTGGATTTGGCCGGATACTCCAGTGCGAGAACCGACGAGTACGGGCGCGTCATATTGGAGAAGTATGTGGAGCCGGGCAAACGCCAGCCGAAATGGACGTTTCAGGAGGGTGCGAACGCCACGTTCCTCACCACCATGACCGACGAACGCGACCTGCGTGAGGTGGCGAACGTGGTGAAGGTCACCTACTACAACACGGACAAGGAATACGTTTCGACCGCGATTGACGATGACCCGGCTTCGGAGTTCAGCACTGTCAGCCGTGGCCGCAGGGTGGCTCACGCCTACGAGTATTCCAGCATCCCCGACGAGGTGACTACCGACGAGCAAGGCAGGAAACTCGCCTCGGACAAGGCGTTGGAACTGCTACGCACCGAACAATCCGTGATTCACAGGGTCACGTTCACGCACGTGTACGCTCCTTTGAATCTGACCGACGTGGTGGACTTGGAGTATCCGACCGGCTCGGTTTCCGGCAGGTTTGCGATACGCGCGCAGAATATCACTTTGGAGGCCGGTATTCCCATCGAATGCGAGGCCCGTACCTTCCAGCGTCCAAGCGAACCAACAACAGTGAAGGCATAAATGCAGTCGAACCTGATAAGGGCCGGCAATCGTCTGGCCGAAATCATGCCCTCCCAAGTGGGGGCGGAAGCCACCATCACGCGCATCGGCACCATCAACACGGTGTACGACACAGGAGGGTATTGGACCGCTGACGTGGATATGAGCGGCGGCACGCTCATGGGATTGCAGATGACCACGGATTGTGTGGGAGCCCGAGCCGGTGACAGGTGCGTGGTGGAAACCTACGCGAAAGTCGCCATCGTCACCGGCATCCTTGCGCGTCCGGGGTGCGGATGCTCCCCCTTGTTTGAGTGGTCGAGCACGTGGAGTGGTACCCCTGGGACTGAGCCTGAGAGTGGTTATCTTGAGAAGACTGCGACTGTTACTTGCGGGGGGCTTATCCTGTGCGAGGTTGCGGCCGCGATCAGCGGTACCGGCGAATACAGTATGGCGTTCGACTTCTTGGACGCGAACGGTGAGCGTAAAGCGTATTGGTGTTCCACGTCGCCGCAGAAGAACGGCGGCACGTTGAGGTGGGTTGCTTCCGGTTCTGTGCGGTTGCCTTACGGCTCGTACACGGTGAAGCTCACGACGTTTCATTGGGGCACGGTTTCCATTGTCGGCAATGATTCGTCTGGTAATAGTCTGCGTTGGCGTGACGCATCGTTAGGGGTTGAAGGTGTTTCGCGTTATGCGCGGTTGCGTATGGCGTGAAGTGGACGTGTCCCGCCTTGCCGTTTGTTGTAAGCATAATACGTAACGCCTGACGATAGTCAGTTGACTTAGCCTCACACCATATCGTGTGGGGCTTTCCCATATTCGAAAGGACACTGAATGTCCCCTTTTCATGACCTGTTTTCAAGCGCCGAGTTTTGGAGCGCGTTGATTCTCGCGCTCCTCGGCGGTGGCGGCATCGGCGGACTGGTCGGCGCGTGGTCGAACAGCAGGAAAACCGAGGCCGATATCGACGGCATCACCGCCGACGCGGCCGACAAGGCCGTGAAGATTCTCACGGAAAGCATCATCGACCCGTTGCGTGAGCAGGTCGCTTTTCAGGAGACCCAAATCCAGCATTTGGAGGAGGTGCAACGCAAGTATTTCAAGATCGTGGCCTATGTGCGTGGCCTGTTCCATTGGCTGCAATCGTTCTGCGAAGTGACGGAACCCGAGTTTTTGAAACGTCATCCCAAGCCATCGCTGCCGGACGAGCTTCGCCCGGACGTGGCCCCCGAAACAATCGAATCCAATAAGGAGGAACAGTAATGACCCAAATCCATATTTCCATTAGGAAGCCGAAGACGGGCGGCTTGGACCCTGTGACCGGTACGCTGCGGTTCCGCCCGGTGCGTCGTCATTTCGACGCGGAAGGGAATCTTGTCATCGCGGCCTCGTTTGACGCGGACCTGTCCGAAAGCGGCGAGCTGACGGTTGACCTGCTGCCCACGACTAGCGCGTTTGTTTGGCAGGTCATCGAGTTGGCGGACACGCCGCAGGCGTACACGCGCTACGTCGAGGTGCCGGACTCCACCCACGTGGTCGCATACGCGGACCTCGTGGAAGTGGACGCCGGCACGTTCGTCCCGAAGGATATGGCCGGCTCCCAACTGTTGAAGGTTCGCCACGCTTCCACCCAGTCGGAGGCGGAGACACTTTCCGCACAATACCCGGACGAGCTGGTGTTCTTCGACGAAAACGCCACGACCGCGAAGGCCGCTGCGGCCTTGAGCACGCTGGAGTCCATCACGGCCGAAGCTCAAACGAACGCCATGCTGGCGAAGAACGCCATGCTGAGCGCCCGGTCCTCCGCGGATTCCGCGACCGCCACCCAGTCCGACCTGAGCAGTCTCGCGTCGAACGCCAGTATGGCGGCGGCTAGCGTCGCCAACGATTCGCAGACCGTGGCCGACACCGCTTCCATGGTCGCGGCGAAGGGCGAGACGGCCATCGCCGCCATCGATTCGACGGTGCGGGCGGTCAAGGACAAGGCCGAGAGCGCTTCCGCCGAACTGCCTTCCGCCGGCACCCCTGAAGGCACCACGGAGGAAACCGGCAAGGACTCCACCGGGGAAACGCCGACCGGAACCGTGTCGGAGGAGCCCGCAGCCAAGGCCGTGAAAGCCAAGGCCAAGAAGGTTACCGTGAAGGAGGCCTGACCATGCCAGCCCTATACGCCGGCAAACGTGTCGGCAAACCGTTGATGAGAAGCCACACGTACAACGCCATGTTCAACGGCAAACTCGTATGGCCCCTCGACAAGGACACGGTCGTCTCCATCAGGATCACGGACGACAAGGGCAGGACGTTGCCCAAGTCTCTAGCCGTCAACGGCACCCTGAAACTGGGAGCGAAGGCCACCTACGCGGACGGTCATGTTGGCGATCTGCTCACCACCAATGACGTGACGTTCGCGAGCAGGGACACTTCCACCGCCACGGTTTCGGGCAACACGCTCACGTGGCGGCATGGCGGAACCATATTGGTGACGGCCACGGTCAACGGTTTCACTTCCGCCGCCGTGTCCATCAGCGCGGCCTACGCGCCCGAGTCCATCAAGGTCACGGACGATTCCGGCAAGACCATCGACAACATCACCCTGCGTGTGGGCGAGAGCAAGAACCTCAAGGTGACGATCCTGCCCGATGCGGCATCGCAGGAGTATACGGCATCCATCAAGGATGTGAGTCTCGCATCAGTCAGACAACAGTAAGGGGCAATATCATGCCAACAACAGCGTTTAAGGGGGGGGGCTAGTGTCCGCGCCCTCAAGGAGGGCGACACCTCCATCACCATCACCGCAGGCAGCATCGTAAAGACCATCCCGGTCAGTGTATGGGGAAACAAATGGGTGCTGCCCACCCTGCCCGCCACGCGCAACGGAATCACGTTCACCGCGGCCGGCGACGGCATGGTACACGCGAAGGGCACAGCGACCGACTGGGCGACCATCCTCGTCACCCAGGACCTGCCGGCCGGCGAGTACACGCTCGAACACACGCTCGCCGACGGTGTCGGCCCGTTCTGCGAGCTCAAATCCACGGACGGCAGGATCGACCTGTTCTCGCAGGGCACGGTCAAGGCGACGCTCCCGGCGGGCGACTACCAGATGCTCGTCAGTGTCTCGCCCGGCAAGACCGTGGACGCAACCATCACCCCAATTCTCAGGAAACTCAACTAAGGCCCCGATATTGGGGCCTTCACCATAAAAGGAGGCCCCAATATGGGCGCACTATCAATAACCGGTATCAAACCGGGGTCCACGAGTCTGAAACTGACCGCCGGCAAGATTACGAAAACCGTGCCGATTACCGTATTGTCGCGTAACCTGCTCGCCTACGGTCCCGCGTCGGGCAACGGTCTGACCGTCACCGTGGCGCAGGACGGGTCGCTTGATTTCAGCAGCGGCACCGAATCGGTGCCATTGAACAAGGGCGTGCGCTGGGAGTTCGACGTGCCCGCTGTCTCTTATACACATCTGACGCTGCCGACGAA